AGTTTTTGGTTAAGATGGGGTATCAGGAATCAATAGTGATTCTTTTTCAAGATTATCGTAAAGTTCAAAAACAATTAACTTCACCAACAAACACAAGTAATAAAGAGATTATTAATTTCATGGAAAAAATAAAAAAGAATGAACCTATTCGCAATTACTATATAGTACGATTAATTCTTAACACTGGGCTTAGAGTTTCTGAAATTTTAAGTATTGAATTATCTGATATTGATTTAAAAAGGAAAAATCTCAAAATTGTTGGTAAGGGTTCTAAGCAAAGAAATATTCCTTTAAATGATAAAGCAATTGAGATTATTAAAATGGCGATTGAAGATAGGAAAAATTATAACTATGCTTTCAATGTATTGAATAGTCCATATTTATTTCTTAGCAACAAAAGTGAAAAATTAAGAAGTAGTACTATTGAAAAAATATTTAATAATTATAGTAATAAGATTACACCTCATACACTTAGACATGTATTCGCTACTGATTATCTTGAAAATGGTGGAGATTTAAGGTCTTTGCAGATGATATTAGGGCATGGAAATTTGAGTACTACTGCTATCTATACTCATCCAACAGAATCTAGTATGAGAAGAAATATGAATAATTGTAGTTTTTAAATTTTAAAATTTAATATAATTTAATATGTTAGTGGAACTTTAGCCTATCGGCAAGCCCAAAGTGTTGTTTTTTGCCTGTAGGCAAAAACCTTCCACTTTGACCTTTTATTTTTTTATTTATTTTTTATTTTTATGGAACTTTATTAGAATGATTGCCGTCTAATTGATTGGAAGTGTATATATTTTTTTTATTGACTTTTATATTTTTATTTTATATAATATGATTAGGAGGTAGATATGATTTTTTAAGTGTTAACTATTAAAATATTAATATAAAATTTATTAAAAATTATCTTGCAATTTTCTGAATTCCCATTAATGGAACTTCACGTTTTTGCAAATAGAAAAAGGAGGAATTTTTTATAAAATATGTTTCAAATTATGTAGATTTAAATTTTATAGACAAAACGAAATTCAATATCATATCTTCAGGCACAGGTACAGGAAAAACTTTTTTTATTGCTAATGATTTTAAAAATCAATTACCAGATATTGAATCATATGAAATTTTATTTATTGCTTCACGTTCTCTTATAGTGGAACAACAATCTAAAACAAAAGGAATTTCAAAATATAATATAAATGATAAAATTTTTATTAAACATTGGAATGGAGAACAAGATTCAACAGATATATTAAAAGATAAAGGCATTCAAATAATGACTTATGATAAAATTATTAATATATTATCTAAAAAAAATATTGAAGGATTAGAAACTTTAAATAAAGTAAAAGCAGTAATATTTGATGAATGTCATACATTATTTAGTGATGTATTTATTAGAGATATTGAGATGCTTAAAGTCTGGATACGAGATTCACTCTATACTGGCAATAAAATTATAATAGGATTAACAGCTACTCCTACTATAATTGAGTATTATCAAAATGAATGGGGAGTTAGTATTAATAGGTTAAACAAAGAAATTCTTATTAATCATAAAGTAAAGCAATTACATTGTACTAATTTTGATACTATCCCATATATAATTACAACGAAATTAGAAGGTAAGACATTAATAATGTGTTATTCTTATAAACAATGTAAAAGATTAAGAGATAAAATACCAAATTCATTTATTCTTATAAGTAAGAGTAATAAGGAATTTACAAAAGAAATGGATGAAGTTAGATCATTTATAATTAATAATGAATCACTTCCCGATACTTTTATAGATGATGATGGAATTAAAAAGGAACTTAATGTACTTATTACAACAAGCACTTTGAGAGAAGGTGTCAATCTCAGAGAAAATAGTGGAGTTAAAAATATAGTATGTTGTTTTTCAGATGAATTACATATTATTCAATTTGTTGGTAGAGCCAGATATAGTATTGATAATTTAATTATAGCAGACACTTATATTAACGCTGACAATATGAATAGTAATGCTTATTTAACTAAATGTAGAGATAGTTTTAAAACCTTTATGAAAAATAAAGATAATACATCTTGGTTCGATAGTATATCTCATTTAATTGATCATGATATATATGATATAAAGAAGTTTATACTTAATCAGGATGAAAATAAATTTATTAATTATATAAATGGTAAGTGGTTAATTCCAAAAGGAATTTCAGATGATAAGGAATTAAATAAATATAAAATATATAAACCAGAACATAAAGAAGAAATTATAAAAATGGTTATAACTTGCAAATTATTAAAATTATATCCCTCACGCATAACATTTAATAAAGTAATAGATATGATGGAAAATAATTTAGGTTATGCAATAGAAAGTCAACGAGGTACTATTAATAAAAAACAATATACATATAAATTAATAATTGATTTTGATGAGAATTATATGGAGGATATTAAAGATGGAACTAACTAAATTATCTGGAATATATTCCATCAAAAATAAACTAAACCATAAACAATATATCGGACATAGTAAAAATATAACTTTTAGATGGTATCATCATTTAAATAATTTAATAGAAAGTAAACATCCTAATAATAAATTGCAAGAAGATTTTAATACATATGGTTTATCTGCTTTTGATTTTTCGATATTAGAGTTAATAGAAGGTAAAGATAACTTAATTACTAAAGAGCAAGAATATTTAAATTCTATAGATTTTGATAGTAATTATAATATTTATAATTCAATTAAAAAAGAGAAAGAACCAGATGTTGATGAATTTATAGATTATATTGAATCAAATTGGTTGGTTAAAGATATAGATAATACAGTATCATATAGAATTTATAAAGATGAAGATAAACAAGAAATTATAAATAAAGCAATTAAATGTCATATTTTTAATTTATCCAAATCACATATCACTTTTAATAAAGTAATGAATTTTATGAAAGATACTTTAGGTTATACCATAGAAAGTGGTAGGTTTCAAATTAAACGAAAAAAATATACTTATAAATTAATAGTTGAATTTGATGAAGATTATATGGAGGAAATGAAATGCCAGCAGGAATATATAAAATAACTAATATAATTAATAATAAAATATACATAGGTAGTTCAAGTAATATATCGTTAAGATGGAATCAACATATTGAAAAACTTATTTATAATCTACATGAAAATTATAAATTACAAAATGATTTTAATAAATATGGATTAGAAGTATTTCATTTTTCTATTTTAGAAATAGTTAAAAATAATAAGAAATTGTTTTCAAGAGAACAGGATTGGATAGATAGTATTGATGTAGAAAGTAATTATAATATATTAAGTTATGCAAATTATGAATATGTAGATAGAATTAAAGGCAAATATGATAATATATTAAATTTTAGTTTAACTAAAAAAGAGAAAAAATTATTATTTTCTAATCTAATTATTTGCGAACATGAAAAATTAAATAAAATAGGTGATCGTAAAAATAATTTAAGTAAAAGTTGGTATACTAGAGCATCTAAAGATGATTTAATTCAATTAGGAAAAAACACTTTTAATTATACTCGTAATATAATAAAAACTAATGAATTCTATTGGACTACTTTTGTATCATATCAAAGAAACGTTGCTTATAAGGGGAATGTTAAAAAATTTATTTCTCTAATAGATATTCCTAAAGTTAAATATAACACATTAATATATTTAGTCAATTTATATTCTAACCCATCTATAAAACAAAAAATTAATATTGATGATAATCAATATGCATTAAATTTGTTATTACATTGGATTGTAAATGTTGCAAATATTAATAAAGAAATAAACATTTATATACCATCTTCTAGAATGAGAAAATTGCTAACTGATTGGATTAAATAACATTAAATTATTAATATAAATATATTGCATTATCCCCTGCTTAGTGGTATAATAAATACAAATAACAAAATTTAAAATCATAACCATAATAATCATAATAATAATAATAACCACAAATCACCCACATAAACACATAGGAAAGGAATAACTATATGATAAATACAATAAATACAATAAACACTAACACTACACCCAAACCAAAAACCTACTTAATTCTAAATAATAAACTAACAAGAGAGGGGGTTAGGTATTTAAAACTATGTGGATTATTTGACAAGTTGGGAAAACGTGATAGTAGGAGATATATATAATTTATTTATTAGATTTTAGGATTTTATTATTTTATAAATATAAATATAAAAAGGAAGTGAAATTTATATATAAATGAAATTATACTATAAAGATGAATACATAAGATTATTTCAAGGTGACTGTTTAGAGGTAATGGATAAGTTGATTGAGAAAAATATTAAGGTTGACGCTATTATTACTGATCCACCATACGGGACTACAGCATGTAAGTGGGATAGTATTATTGATTATAAAGAAACTTGGAGTAGATTAGAGAATTTAATAGTTAATAATGGATGTATATGTTTATTTGGTACAGAACCATTTAGTAGTCATCTAAGATTAAGTAATGAAGAATTATATAAATATGATTATAAATGGATTAAGTCAAAGGTAGGAAATTTTTTAAATGCTAAAAATAGTCCCATGAAAAAATATGAAGATATTATGTGTTTTAGTTTTGGAAATATAGCAAATGGAAGTAAAAATATGATGAAATATTATCCCCAAGGTCTTATAGAAATTAATAAACAAAAAAGTAATAAGGGTAAATCAAGAGAAGGAACAACAATTGAAGAACGTCCAAGTAGACAAAATGATTATGTTCAAAAATATACAAACTACCCTAATAATGTTTTAGAATTTACTTCTGAAAGTGGTTTACATCCTACACAAAAACCAGTCAAACTTATAGAATATCTTATTAATACATATACAAATAAAAATGATTTAATTTTAGATTTTACCTGTGGTTCAGGGACAACATTGTTAGCGGCAAGAAATCTTAAACGTAAATGTATTGGAATTGAATTAGAAGAAAAATATTGTGAAATAGCGAAACAGAGATTAGAGGAATTTTAATTATTTTATTAATATAAAAATGAAAGAAGGAATAACAACACATGGCATTAGAAAAGTCGGAGAGATATACAATGGTTGGAATTGATGAAGATTCTAAAAAGGCACAAATAATAACTTTTATTCGTGCAGATTTAAACAAACTGGATAAACTTTGTAAACAGTATCCCGAATCATATCAACATGTTAGTGACCAGTTTGATGAAGGAGATGAACTTGTAGGTAAGGAATTTATTTGTGATAAGAGGTTAATTTCATTTAGAGCACCAACCAAAAAGAAAAAGTTAACTGAGGCTCAAAAAAAAGAAATGGGAGAAAGATTACAAAAGGCAAAAAAATCTAAGGAAAAGAAAGAAAAGAAAGTTAAAGGTGAAGATAGTAAGACAACAAAATCAACAAAGTAATTAACAAAGTAAATAATAATAAATACATAATAAACACATAACAATTTACAATAAAATCTCACTCTAAAAACGTTTAATTTTTTA